GTGCGGTGTTGGCTCTTCCACCGCCTCACTCTTCGCCAGAGCATCGGTGATGCCATAGCCACCCAGGGTAGTAGGATTGCTGCCACTGGTTGCTCGGCCCTTCGCGTCAACAGTGAGGCTGCGGTAGGTACCAGGAGCAACCCCCGTCGGACTCAAGGATAAAGGCAGTGTAATACCGCCGCCCTGCTCTAGCGTCATCTGCCCAGTGGCATCATTGATCGCCCGAACCTCCAACAGGGCCTTATTCAGATCTGCCACCGTCGCGGTAACTACATTGGGATCGATCAGAAGGTTAACGATTTCTGCGTGGCTGACTGCGATATGCAACCGGACGGTCTGGGTTCGCCCCGCCCCCTCGCTGACCAACGGCTTGTAGCTAGGCGCACAATCCGCTACAGCGATCAGGTCGCCATCGGAATCCTCCAGTCCCAGCTCGCGCATCCACCAGCCCCCCACTTCCTGCGGCAGAATGGCTTCGGCCACTAGCACGCTAGGACTATCCTCGGCCGCTACCAACCGGTTTAGTTTGACCCGGTAGCGCTGTCGGATAAGCGCGGTTTGCGACGGACTAGGGACCGGATCAGGAGTCTCCCCGGGCGCACCGCCTCCATCACCAATCAACATATGGGTAATGTCACGCCGCAGCCCGCCAGCCGCCGCCTCGATTTGCTTGGCAGCCCCCTTGTCGGTAAGGAAGCCCCCGTATTGCTTGCTCATGGAATGAACCTCGGGAATACATCCAAGATGTCACCATCGGTTTCTACAACCGCAGTGAAGACCTGAAGCTTGGGCTCGAAGCGAATGTCGAGCCCGACGATATGGCGACTGACCGGCCGCGCGTCATCCAGCAGGCGCTCCACCTCGCGATAGGTGGTTTCAGTGATACCGCCGCTGCTCACGCCAACCTCGATGGAGAACGTGCCGGGCTCGCCGGGCGGGTCGGTCTGCCACCACTCGGTCACCGTCAGCAGGTAGCCAATTGGCTCGACCACCCGACGTAGCGCGCCGATAGTGCCCTTCCTCGCGTGGATCTCGAAGGCAGAGCGGATTGCTGACCGCTTTGTCGGCACCGACCATTCGTTGTCCCAGCGATCCACTGACCAGGCCCAGGCCAGCCACGGCAGGATGTGTTCCGGGCAGGTATCGGGGTTGACCAGCAGCCGCAGAGGTACGTCCGTTTCTTCATCCGTCGCGAACTCCAGGGCGCGCTCCAGCTCGGTCGCGTTGCTCGGTAGCTGACTCATGCGTCCCCCTGTACGACCTTCACGGACGTGCAGTAGGCCGCCTGAGCCTTGGTCGGCACGATATCGACCCAACCGTTCAACACCACCTTGCGAACGCCGGTGATATGCAATTGGGCGTCAATCGCCGACCGGGACACCTCGACACCCAGGCGACGGCGCGGATTGATCCAGGCGTTTATCCGACGCTGGCACTCGGCAAGGATCGCCTCGTTCTCCGACCCGACGCCTTCCATGTACACCACCGCATCGATGCTGTACGGCAGCACCTCGGCGCTCTGCACCGTCAGCCGGTCACCGACCGGCCGGATATCCTCATCACTCAGGCGGGCATAGACGGTATCGAGCAGCGCCTGGTCGGCGACGCCCTGCCCTTCGACGTGCAACACGGTAACCACCACTTCCGCCGGCCTGGGGCTTTCGGCCGTCGCATCCCCGACCAGGGCCGACGCACTGCGCGCGTGCAGTATGTAGCTGGACCGAGGCCCTGCGGTGGTCAGGCCTTCATAGGCTAGCTGTACGCGCTCCCGCAACGCGGCGTCGTCCTCCATCACCCGCTCGGTCGGCGGAACCGCCGACTCGTCGGCCTCCCGTATCACCAGGCGCTGTAGCTTGACGTTCGCCGCCAACTGGTCGAGGTCGCTACCCTCGGCATAGGCCAGCAACAACGCCTTGGCCGCTGAGTTCACCCGAGCGCGGTTCTGCATTCGACGGTAGGCCGCCTGTTCGAGAAGCTTCACCACCGGGTCGCTTTCCAGCGCCGCGTTCCACTGGTCGCCCATGTAAGCCCTGAAATCCGCCAGCTCCTCGGCATATACCGCCTCGAACTCCAACGGCTCCAGCACTTCGGGCGCCGGCAGTGAGGCCAGATCCACGGTACTCATGCACTGACCTCCAGCATTACGGAGTCACCCAGGTACACCCCGGCCAACTCCAGATCGATCCGCCCACCCATGACCGCCACCACCCGGACACGCTCCAGGCGCAGCCGAGGTTCCCACCGGCCAAGCGCTCGTGCGACCTCGGCCTGCACGGCACTCTTCCAACCGTCGTTCACCGGCAGATCGACCAGGCGCCGCAACTTACTGCCGTACTCCGGGCGCATGCGCCGGGTGCCCAACGGGGTAGTCAGAATGTCCTCGATGGATTGCTTCAAGTGGGCCACGCCGGAAAGCGGCTGCCCGGTCCGTCGATCCAGCCCGATCATCGATCACCCCTACTTGCGAACGAATTCCGCGCGAGCCACCAACCACTCGAACACCTCTTCGGTGTCGGCGACGACCTCGCTATTGCGCACCTGCACCGTCACGCCGCCGGGCATGATCAGGGTGCGCTGTCGGTAGGCCTGATCGATGAACGTCACAGGTAGCTCGGGCGTTGGATGGTCTTGAACCGGCGCCTGGACGGCTTCCGCTTCTTCAGTCTTGGCTTTGGCCATTGGCCCCTCCAGAAACGACAAAGCCCGCACAAGGCGGACTCAGCGTTGGGTTATGTTCAGTGTGTGTGATGGTTGCTGTTGCCGGTGGTGTCCATGATCGAGCCGCCGCTGGTGATATTGCCGGTGACGTGCAGCGTACCGGCCACCGTGACCTTGCCAGCCAGCAGGATGTCGCCGGCCTGGACGGCAACCTGACCCGGGGTAACGGTGACCGAGGCGCCGCCAACGGTCGTCGTGCAGGTACCTGCCGGGAGGGTCACCGCGTAGCTCTTCGCCTGCCAGTCGTAGACCAGGGAGCCGCCATCGGGAAACCGCCAGACCTCCACGTTCTCGCGGTTGTCGGGCTGGTCGCCGGCGACACCGTACACCCCGGGAATGAACGTTCCCATGTCGACTACGCCGCTAGGGCTGATCAGCACACCCTGTTCGCCGAGGCTCGGCGCTCGCCAGTGACGCGCCGTGCCGGCGGCCAGGCTATGCCAGCGCACCCAGCCACTGATCCAAGCCCCTGCCTGCACGCGCACCCGAGCGGCCGCGAGATCCACCGCAGCAACCACGCACGGCTTGATCATCGCCGCAATCATGCGGTCATGTTCCGCTGTCGCGTAGCTCATAGCGGGATATCCTCGGGCGCGAAGTAGTCCCCCTCATGACCGGGGCCGGTGTCGGGGTCGATGCCGAACAGCAGTTCCTCGCCAGACTCGTCCTTCCAGGGCCACTCCTCGGCCCCTACATAGACCGTTTGCGTCCACTCCACCAGCCAGACACAGAAGGCGTCCAGCTCGGGCTTCGTGTAGTCCTCGCCGGCCTGGACGAACTCGGCTTGCGAAACATCGTCCAGATTCCATGTCTGGCCCCGCAGCAGATGGGCAAGCTGGGTTGCCAGTTGAACGGCCTTGGTGCGATTCTCCGCGCGCTCCCGGCCTACGACGATCCGCGCTTGCACATGCAAGGTCAGTCCCACCTCGCCCGTGCCCTGGTCGGGATCCTGGCTCGGCTCGAACTCCGACACCTCCAGCAGGATGCACGGCGCTGGCATCCGGTCCTCGACCTGCGTATCGAACGCGATAGAGCGCATACCGGCGAGCGATGCGTTCAGCTTTGCCTCAATCGCTCGGTAGAAGTCGAGCAGCACGAAGTCAGCCACGCGCGCCTCCCTTGGTCAGCTTGTGCAGTTCGTAGGCAAGTTCACGCTGGGCGAACTCAAGCAGTTTCTGATCGGCCCGCTTGGCCCAGGCATCGAACAGCGGACGCACGTCGTCCAGCAACACCTTTGCCTTGGCCAAGGGAAAGCGGCCGTACATGTCCGCGTCCATCGAACCGCGGCGACCGTAGGCCATAGATCGAACGTCGCTGGCCGGGTAATCGCTCGGGTCGAAGTGCGGGCTGGCCGTTCGAATCCAGATATCTGGCTCGCCCCCGTACACACGGGCATAGAAGGCCCCGCGATAGGTTCGCCCGGCCACCGTCACCCCCGCCTTTCCCTGACGAGGCCGGCCGATTCGGCTGGCCTCGATGGGGTTGATGCCAAACCAGAGCTTGCCCTGGCTACCCGAGCCACGCACCGGATACGCGATCAGCCGCTGCCGCACTGCCCGAACCGCTATGCGCTCCTTCTGGCCGACCGCCCTGGCGATATGCGTCCGCAGCCAACCGAGCGTCTTGTTGATCGCCCGGCGCTGCGCGTTCATCGCCGCCTTCGGGTACGCCGCCGCCAGAGTCGAGAAGGCCGCCATATCGGCGGCCTTCGGCTGGACGTTCAGCGTACCGCCTCGCGTGGTCACCCGATGGGTGGTACCGATAGCCATCAGTCCCTCCTCAGCAGCAACGCGACTAGGCCGGTGCCATCAGGCTCCCGCCGCACGACGATATAGGCGCCGCCGTCTGGCGGAGGGAGGTCCACGACGATTCCCTGCCCGACCTCCACGCTCGCCGCATCGCTGGCCAGAACGGTGAACCGCGGCTCACGCAATGGAAGCGGCGCGGTACCCATGCGCGGAGCCTGCCATGGGGCGGTAAACTCCCCCAGCACAGGCTCTGCCCGCCCTTCGAAATGGGCAGGGTCGCCCAGCTCATCGAACAGCAGCGCATCGAGATCAGCGAATCGCTCATGAAAGCGCATGGCTATTCGCCGTCCTCGCCGCTCTGCGCTTGGGCGTGGTCCTTGGCCAGGCCGATAACGCCCGCAGCCAGCAACTCCTCCCGCAGCTCCGCGCTGGCCGGTTCGTAGGGATCGCCCTTCCGATAGATATCGCGCCCGTCCTGCACGCAACCGCTAATGACGATGTACTTCGACTTTGCGGCGGCCATGTCACACCACCTTCGCGAACAGGAAGGCATCCGGCTCCAGCAGGCCGGACAGCGCAGCAGCCTGGAGCTTCACCCAGCGAACGCTCGGCTCCTTGGTCGTCCAGCTCTTCGGGAAGCGCGACGCCTCGACCAGGCCACTCTCGATGGCGTCGAGATCCTGAATCGCCCCGTACAACATCGCGTTACGGGTGTTGGTCGAGCCCAGGATGATGCCACCCGCCGAGATCATCGGCTGCTCCTCCTCGTCGCCATCGTCGGGCACGAACCACTCATCGTAGCCGTAGAGATCCAACCCCGGATCGTTGAGATAGCCGAGGTACGTAACGCCATCAGGCAGTTCCTCGGGGTTGATCATGCCCAGGTCGACGCGACGGGTGTTCAGCTTTTTCATGACGCTTTCGTCGTTCTGGAACGCATCCAGGGCCTCGCCGCTGAACACCGACACGTTCGCTGTGCGCCCGGAATCCTTGGCAATGCGGCGCTTCCAAGTCCGCAGATTGCCAATCGGGTCGGCGCCACTGGTCCCCCACTTGCCGGTGGCAAGCGTCACCTTGTGGGTATCTTCCATCTGGAAGTCGATAACATCATCGACGCCCTCGCCCTTCACGTTGAGACGGCCGCCGCTGAGCACCTGAGCACACATCCACTCTTCACGACGGGTAATCTCGTCGTCGAGATCCGCCAGATCCTTGCCCAATTGCTCGCCGGCCCGCTGGAGCGCGGACTTGGTAGCGAACGGGTTTTCGCCAGGCGAACGTTTCAGGATCAGCTCCGCGGTGGTCTCACGCTTGGGCTGGATGTACGGCGGCTTGTAGGTGGTGCTCCGGTAGCCGGAGCGCAGCGACAGGCTCCCCGGTAGGCGGGGATGCACGAACGGAGCCATCTTGCGGGTGCCCTTCACGATATCGATATCCACCGCAGTGGTACCGAAGGTCACCGGGTTGGCGCCATTGAAGAACAGGTCACGCAGGAAGGTACGCGGCCGCACCATCTGCTCCACCGCATCGAGCATCGTGCGGCAGTCGAAAATATCGGTCATCTGGTTGAACTCCTATCAGCGAACGAAGAGGCAGAACGGGCGCAGAGCATCGACCAGGCTGTCACGCCCGTGGCCCTCGCCTACGGTGAGCGCGCCGAAACGCACATCGCCGGTCAGTTGCAGCGGCGCGACCTTGGCACCTGCCGAGGTATCGACGGCCTCCAGCAGAACCGCGCTCGGCGCCTGGGAGCCATCGTCGGCGGCGGCAACCGACAGCTTGTACTCCTTCGAAGCAGTGACCCGGCCCAGCACCGCGCCGCGCTTGAGTACCTGGCCGGCAGCGATCACACCGGAGCCGGTGGCAATGGGGAAATCACCGGCCGCCAATTGGTCCGGGACGTAGGTATTGCGTTGAACTTCGTACATGGCGGATCTCCTTTTAGCGGCGCTTGGCACCGTTCACGATGGCGGATACCGCAGCGCCACGCTCCTTGCTGGCCGCGTCGTCGCCAGCCGGCGTGGAGGCCGAGGCCCCGGTGGAGTCGGCAACGATTCCGGCGAGGGTAATGCCGCGATCAGAGGCCGCCTGGAGCAGTTGCAGGGCGGTCGCTTCGACACTGGTACCGGCTTCGATGGCAGCAGCCACCTCCTTCTCGAAGCCCTTGCTGGCCAGTGCGCTGATGCCCTGAATACGCTTGCGCTCAGCGACAGCCGCGTCGGTACGGGCCGCCTGGATCTCCTCGGCGCCGGCACTGGCCACTTCGATGGTGTTCGGGTCGATGCCGCTGGCCAGCGCCTCGCGCAGCTCCGCCGTGGTCTTCACGACTTTCATACTTGCTTTCCTCGGTTGGGTTGCGGCCGGTTTGGCCAGTTCAGTGATCAGGGCTTCCAGGCTGCCAAGTCGGTGCGCGAGGCCGGCTTTCACCGCCGCGGCGCCGACCAGAAGGCCGCCGTAGTCACCCATTTCCGGGATACGTTCAGCAGCCACGCCGAGATTGCGGGCCACCTTGTTCTCGAAGACTTCAGCCAGGGCATCGACGGTCTCGCCGATCTTCTTGCGCCCTTCTTCGGTGGTGACGTCAGGCCGCTTGTTCGGGGCGTTGCGACTGACCACCTGGTAGCGCTTCGGCTTGTCCGGTCCATCGGGCTGAACCACCGCTTCAACGATGACGCCGATGCTCCCGGCCATCGCCGTCTCGTCGACAACGATTTCCTCAGCAGCACTTCCGATCCAGTACGCAGCGCTTGCCAGGTAGCCACCGGCATAGGTAACGATCCGCTTGCGCTTGCGCCCCTCGTACACCAGCTCGGCCAGCTCGTTGATGCCGGATGCCACACCGCCCGGGCTATCGATGTTCAGTACGATGCTGCGGACTGCCGGGTCGTCGAGCGCCCGCTGAATGTCCGTGGCCAGCACCTGGGTGCTGGTGGCTCCGCTGATCTCGGTAAACAGGTTCGCGTAACGGAAGATTGGGCCGGTCACAGGCACGATGGCCACGCCGTTGCGAACAGTCACCGTGCGGGCCTTGTTCAGGCGCTCGCCTTCGCGGGTCACCAGCGCTTGGGGGTCACCCATTCGCTCAGCGATGGCCAGCAGGTTCTCCAGATGCTCGGGCAGCATTAGCCAGGGCTGCGATGCAGCCAGCTCGAATGCGCGCATGGTTATTCCTCGTCGTCGGGACCGGGCGCCGGCGGCGCCTCGGTTTCGCGGCCCTTCGGCAGCGTGTACAGGTTGTTGGCGCGGCGCTGCTCGATCTCCCGCAAGCGCTGGTTGAACACCTGCTGCCAGGGCTCGCCAGTCATCGCCGCAGTCTCCAGGGTCTCGTTCGACAGGCCGTACTCGATGCGCTTACCGGCGGCGTTAGCCTCCTTCAGCTCGTCGATGGCGCCACGCGCCGGCCCGATCCATAGCGCCTGGCAGTACGCACGCCGCTTGATCGGATCGTGATAGCCGGGCAGGTCGATCAGGCCGCGCGCCACCGCTTCGTCAATCACCAGCTCCCGGCTCGGTTGGCAGAAATCGCAGGTCAGCCACCAGCGGCGCAGACTGTAGAATCGCCAGGCTTGCAGCATGGCGGCCCGCGCAGCGCTGTAACTGGTGCTGTAATGCAACAGCACCTCGTCCGCGGGGATCTCCAGGGCGGCGCCTATCTCCTTGACGACCGCCATGAAGAACGGATCGAACTGCGCATTCGGCCGGGCGGGGTTGGCGACAACAGGCTCTTCGCCCTCGCCCAGGTCCACCACCGCCCCCTCGCCCAGCTCCAGGGCCGGTGCTTCGTCGTCGGTGGAGGCACTACCACCACCGTTCACCAGGCCCGTCATCGGCAGGCCGCCGGCGTTGTTGTAGTCGGAGCCCTTCTTGATGAACACGGTGAACATTGCCGAGATCACCGCCGCCATAAGCTCGGCGCTGCTGTAGCGCTCCAGCTTCTGCAACGGCTCCAGCACCGGCGCCAAGTACGGCGCGCCGCGCTTCTGGCCGGGCCGCTCCTTGTCCGACATGACGTGCAACACCCGGCGCCGTCCGGTCTGCGCACCGAATGCCGGTAGACGCTGCCAGGTTAGCGGCCCGGCAGTCGGCAGGTCGTTCGGATAGCCCGAGCAGACGTGATAGGCAACCGGTGCGCCGAGTCCGTTGGACTCGATGCCATCGACCAGCCCTGCGCTATCCAGGCCGTGCCCGGGATTGCAAACGCGCTCGGCCTCGATCAGTTGCAGGCGCGTGCCGAAGATGCAGCCGGGCCGCTCCTCGAAGGGTGTTGCCACCAGCACATCGCCGCCGACCAGCGACGACACCAGGGTCAGCGCCTGGAGCTGGTAGTGGTTCAACGTCGCCTCGGCATCGCACTCGGCCGGGCTGTCGGCGTAGTGGTTCCAGATCCAGTCCAGTTGAGCGTTCAGCCGCTCCGCTTCTTCACCGGAGATCCCGAGCGCCTGGTGGTCGACCTGCGCCCGACAGACCAGCCCCGTGCCGACCACGTTCGTGCGCAGGCGCATCACGACAGCCCGCGCAATCAGGTGGTTGCGCAGGGCATCCCGAGAACGGGCGATCAGCATATTGCGCTCGCCGCGGTTCAGGTCTCGACGAGGACTGCCCAGGCCAGGAATCCAACTGGCCATACTGCGGAGCATGCGTGAAGCTCCCCGCCAGCGCGTTTCCGTGCCACCGCCGCCCCCCTGCGCCATCGGCGCCGAGGGACGGGCCGCCGCCTTGGCCAGACGGAGGGCTTCGCGCATCAGTTGTTGCTCGGGTGAGCGTCGGAAAAAGCCCATGGTCAAATCTTCAGGTAGTAAACGCGGTTACGACCCCGCCCGTGCTGGGCGGCCTCTTCCTGAGCGGCGGCTGCGGCGTACTGTTGTTCGAGCATCCGCAACGACGCCAGCTCGGCTTTGTAGACCTCGCGCTCGCCACGCTTCAGGCGCTGCCCCTTTGACAGGACGTCAGATATCGCCGCCCGGACTTCCTCCAGGCGCTGTTTCGCTGTGGTCATGATTTCCCTCAGTCAGCCGACCCGGCTGCGTGTACCGCGACCGCGCGGCACCGCCCGCTTGGGCATTGGTGCCACGGGCTGGTCGCCACTGAACAATGTGGGTTGCCGCACCTGGCGCTCCAGGGCATCCCATTCGTCATCCCGCAGAAGGTGGGTTTTCAGGCTGCGCGCGGCATGCAGGGCATACACCTCGCAATCCAGCGCCTCGTTACGCCGACCCGCCTTCTTCTGCCAAATCATCTTTGTGGGAATCCGCGGGTGCGGCGCCAACACCTCGTTGGTGAACTGCTCGAAGTAGTCTTGGCGGATATCGGTGTACCAGTGCATCCGCCCCGCCCCAGCACCCACCAGGCGCACACGGGAGTCGAGCAGGGTCTTGGCCTTGTGCGTGCCGACGATGTACACCCGCAGGCCGTACTTCGCCGCCTTGGTGTTGTCGCGCGCGGTATCCACAGAGGCAGACGGCCGGGAGAAAATCTCTTTCTCCAAGCTATCTCGGGAGGCCCCCTTGATCGCCATGATGTTGAAGCGCTGGCGGTCCCGGACGTACGCGTAGACGGCGTGGTTGGTGTTCCCGTCAGAGCTGTCGATGCTCACCGCCGATATAGCCAGCTCGCCGCCGCCCTCCATCGGGATCGGCTTTGCCAGCAGCGCATCCAGTTCAGACCAGACCCCATCGCTGGGGTCGGCCGGATTGCCGCGCAGCTCGTTCCAGAACAGACGCCAGGACTCCTCCCCACGCCCCCAACCGACGACAATCACCGCCAGGCGGTCGCCTTGTACGTCCACCCCTGCGGTAGCCAGCAGCACGCCAGCCGGTGCCGTCCATTCGCCGTAAGCCTCGGCGCGCTTCACCAGCTCCTCGATCCCAGGCGCATTGCTCTTGAACTCGTAGCTTTCACCCTTCGAGCTGTTCACGAACGCGATCATGGGGCCGATGTTGCCCTGGGCGGCGGCATGCTCGGCCTGTAGCCACTTCTCCATCAGCACCGCGAAGCGTGAGCCGTAGAACGTCGCGATCAGCTCGTTCATGTCGTAGCCGGCTATACCGCGGAACTCAGCAGTCGCCACCCAGCGGCCATGCTGTAGGTTCGCGTTCTTCTGCGCGTCGTCCCACACCGACCCGCAGTGCGGACAGGCGTAGTAGGCCAGCTCGGGGCGCTTGTGCCCGTACACTTCGTGATACTGCGTCGGATCCTCCGGGCAGTGCAGGTGATCGAAGCTCAGTTCGTGCTCCTGGCCGCAGTCGTGGCAAGGAACCATGGCAATGCGCTTATCCGACAGCTCGTACTCGGCATCGATGGCCGACAGCCCCTTGAGCGTCGGCGTGCCGCCGATGATCACCTTGGATCGTCGGTAGGTCTTCAGCCGCTCCTTGGCCAGCTTGATGCTGTCGCCCTGCCCCCTTAGGTTCAGGTTGCAGTCGTCGGGCTCCTCGACGCCGACACGGGGTACCGGCGTTGACTTCACGCTGGAGGGGCTGTTGGAGCCGACCAGCTTCAGGAAGCCACCGGGGAAGCGCTTGAAATCTTGCCGCTGTTGGAGCTTGCGGCTGCGAAGATCGATCTTCTTGCGCAGCCGAGGCGTGGCCTCCACCATCGGCTCCAGTTTCTCGGCCACATACTGCTTCGCAGCTTCGGCCTTCGGAAACAGGATCAGGATCGGCGAGGGGTCAAGATCGATCCATTTGCCGAGGGCGTTACCCAGCACGCCGGAGGTCCATGCGACCTGGGCGGACTTGCGCCCGACTACCTCGGTCACATTCGGATCGTCCAGGGCCTCCAGAGGACCACCCGGCCACACCAGATGGGGGGTCACCTCGAACCGATACGGACCAGGCTTCGCCGCCTCCTCGGGAGACAGCCAACGGTACTTCCGCGCCCACTCGGCAATGCTCATCCGCGGCGGCGGAGACCACTTGCGGGCCATACGGCGAACGGCGTTAATCGCCGTCTTCTTCAAAGCCCTCTTCAGGGAGCGCGTAGTCAGTATCCCCGTCTGACGGGGCGTCATCCGGTTCATACTCGGCCAGTTTCCTTAGGGTCTCTTCCATCGGTTCGCGAATCAGGCTTTCGTCGATCTCAATGCCATAGCGGGCCGATAACGACGCTGCCAGCGCGTCGGGGTAGGTGTTGAGCAACTCGACCTTGGCCGCAGTGATCATCGCTTCGTATGCGGTCGCCATATCGGCCACCAACGCCACCTCGCCCACATCGCGGGCCAGGGCGATCTCCTCGCGGTCGGCGCGCAGCCTGTCCAATCGGTCTCGTACCGATTCTTTCTTGCCGTTGAGGGAGGCGACCTGCACCAGCCAGCCGATCACGTCTTCGGTGTCGTACTCGTTCTCGTTCCCGCGACCGAGCCCGACCGACACCACCGGCATTCCCTCACGCTGCCACCGGCTCAAGGTGCGTTCGTCGCGCCCGACGATCTCGGCCAGGTCGGCTTTCGTCACTCTGCGACCCATGCTAACCCCTTGAAAAGACGGACATTCCTGTAGAAATCACAGCTAGAGGGAAAACGCGAGTCCGCGTACCCGTATAGGGCCGGGGACCCGGGAAGGACCCAAAAAATCGGGATTTTCAGGGGGGGCTGGCCGGCCCGCCCCGCTGCTCATCGCCGGCCGGCGGCATCCCGGCGCGCCGGGCAAGCCAGCGCGTGTAGAACCCCGAGGTCACATCGGCGCCGAGGCACGCGACCACGCTACCGAGCGCGGCGGCAACCGGCAGCCCCGCACCGCTCGCCGTGGCGAGCAACACCGAGGCCAGGCCGAACACCACCGACGCCCCCGAGCGCAGCAGAACACGTTTCAGCAGATCGCTGACCGTCAGCCCTGCCGCCTCGGCGCGCCACAGCTCCCCGGACAGGCCGGCCATCGACACCAGCACGAACAGCCAGGTCGGGATATCGCTCAGCGTCTGCTGAACGTCGTTCTCTGTCGCCATGTTCACCTCGGTCTGAGTAGGCGGCCCGTCCCTGGACCCGACACCCCGCCAGGGAGGCCAGAGGCGCCGAAATCGAGCCAATAAAAAACCCGGCGCGATGGCCGGGTTCCGATGATGTGGAGCGTGTGCCTCAGTGGCGCACCTCTACGAGAGTGCCTACTTTTTACCCCCAAAGTGTCATGGCAACAACCCCGTTTCATTGCCACCCTGCGAATATCCCATGAACGCCTTGGCAATCCCTGGCGAATACTCGGTGAATATCTGCCTACGGTTATCAAGCGCCTCTGGCGCTGTCCTACTGGTCAGTAGGTGGGTCAGCAGGTGGGACAGATAACCCATTGTTTTATATGGCGTTGTCCTACTGTCCCACTTGTCCCACTACTTTCTACGCATATAAGAGAATAATAAGAGCGCACGCTGCGCGCGTGCGCGCGATGCGCGCCTATGTGCGGGCGGGTGTGTGAAAGGTGGGACAGTGGGACAGCCCCAGCAGCGACGGGGCTTTGCGCTGTCCCGCCTCGAAAAAACGAAGCGGGACAGAGTAGGACGGTGGGACAGCGCCAGGCCAAGTCAGGCCGCCCGCCGCAGCAGGATTTCAGCGATGGCCGCGTGGGCCAGGTCGAGCCTGCGGTAATACTGGCGTTTGCCACATCCGCATGCTGCCCATTTCATCGGGTCCGACATGTCGTAATCCGTGTAATGCAACCGCACCACCCGCTCGATGGGCGGCGGAAGGTGCTTGTTCACGATCAGCTCAATGTCCGCCGTGCGATCCAGGGGACAGCGAGCCCCCGCTGTGGAGCGAGTCAGGTTTCCCCTGGTCGCCATCAGCATAGCAATCACATTGCTCCCGCCGCTAGCGTTGCCGGCTGAACCTACGCCGTTCGGTGGGTGCAACTCGGCGGCCCAGGTCCGTAGCATCTCGTCAATCGGCTTGATCAAAATGCGGCCTCCTTCTGCGTTGGCCGCCCCTTCCACGACGGCGGCCGCTCATAGCCCCACGGCCGCACCGGCGACTTGCCGGATGCGGGCAGGCGTCTGCGCCGCCAGCCCAGACGGTGCATGATATGGCCAACTCGCATCTGCTCCGGCTTGCCCCAATGCCCGAAGTCGAGGTTGAGCGCGTCCCCCAGCAGGTCAGCACTGGTAACGGTCTCGCCGACGTACCCCTCCAGCCAACCGATCAGCTTGTGTTCCCAGGCATCGACCGTGTAGCGCTTGTCCTGCTCCTCCTCGAACAGCGCGCGCTCTTCACGCGAGACCCACCACTGATCCCCGGCGCGGTAGCAGAACAGCGCTTCTGCCCATAGCTGGTCCCGGATCTCGCGCAGCAGGTCCAGATCCACCTTCGTGCAGAGGACCGGCCAGTATCGACGGTTGCCGGTGGTGTCTTTCAGGTACTCGTCCTGGTTGGTCGTACCCACGAAAACACACTGTCGTGGCACATCGCGGGTTCTGCGGCCGTAGCTCTCGCGGAAGGTATCGACCGAGGCCGAAAAGAACTGCTTTGCCTTCGTGCTGTCGGCCTTGTTGAACGCATCCAACTCGCCCAACTCGCTGATCCACTTGCCGCGCAACATCTGGAACGTCTCTTTGTCACCGAGCACGAACGGGGTATCCATGAACCACTCGCCGCCCAGCACCGACATGGCGGTCGACTTGCCTTCGCCCTGCAACCCTTCGAGGATCAGCACCGTATCCATCTTGCAGCCTGGGCGCATAACACGCGCAACAGCGCCGATCAGCCAGCGCTTGCCGGCCTTCATCGAGTACGGGGTCTCCTCCACGCCCAAGGCCCTGTTCAGCCAATGCTCGATCCGCGGCGTACCGTCCCACTCCAGGCCCTCAAGGTACGCCCGCACCGGGTGAAAGCTGTTCTTGCTGGCCACCACCGACACCGCCTCAAGCACGGGCGGCACCTTCGTCAGCAGCCCGTATTGCTGGGCCAACCACTCGCACGCCAGCATGTCGTCCAGATCTGTCCACTCCCCCGTACCACCGCCATAGGGCGGCGTCCGCAGCTTCATGGTCTTGGCGCTGAACTCGTCATAGCCGAGCACGCCTTGCCATCGTTCGTCGTTCTGAAGGATGAGGCTGATGTTCACCATGTGCGCTGCCAGGCCGCCGCCCTTGATCCGCAGAAGGCAGTCACGCCAGCCCCCCTCAGCCGGTGGCCGGACCACCGCCATGACCTGGGCGCGTACCACTTCCAGCCCCTCGGCACAGTGCAGGTCGTTGAAGTCAGTCCAGCCCTCCTCCCGCTCGCTGCCAAAGCGAGGGAGTACGAACTGGCCGCCAAGGATCGTGGCGGCGTTCTCCGCAGCCTGAGCGCCCGGATTCCAAGGCGATCCGTCCGGGCGGGTGGTCTTCCAGTCGTCATCGCCGCAAAAGATCAGCGGCCGCGACGGGTACTCGGTCTGCATCGCCTTGCCGACCGGCAGCAGGTTGCCGGCATCGAAGGCGATAGCCACCGCGCAGCCCGTCGCCATATACAGGCTGACGCCGGTTGCGTAGCCCTCAGCGATCAACACCGGCTCGCCCGGTTCGGGGCGCGGACCGATCAGGCAGAACGCGCCTTCCTTCTGCATGCCGTAGGGCCAATACGCCTTGTCCCGGCCGGTATCGGGCTGCTTTTCGGGGTAGATGATTTGCAGTCCCACCAGCCCTTTGAGCGTCCGCATGGGAACCATGAAACGCCCGCCGTAGCCGTAGCGACCGCCGATCCCTACGATTTGCTTGCGGTCGAGATACGGCGCCTTGCCCTTCTCCGATAGCCGCTCCCACAGCCGCGCTGCGCCCTGGGCGGCACGCTGCGCGGCATAGGCGGCCTTCGCCGCCGCCTTGCGCTTGGCCTCTTCCTGCCGCGCGTGCATCAGCTCGCGCTCCTCGGCAGTCAGGCGAACACCCTTGAGCTTGAATTTCTCGTTGAGATCCTGCCGCCAGTTGCCGAAGCGCCCGAAATAGAGGGTCTTGCCGCTGGCAGTGGTGTATTCGTGCAGGACGTACCAGCCAGTTGCCTCCCCGTTCCGGTCGCCCTCGACCTTGCAGCGCACCAACTTCCCAAACACCCAGTCCGGGCTCCGCTTGGTGAAGGGTTCAATTCCATGGTCTCGAAGCTGATTCAGCACTTCGTCCAAGGCTTCGTTACTCACCGACGCCCCCTCCGCTCGTTGAACGATTGGCATTCGATGCAGGTTTGGCACCCCGGCACAGCTTCGCGACGGCGCGGCGGGATCGGCTCGCCGCAGCACTCGCACTCATGGGCCGATTCGCCAACCGTTACCAGCGCTCGGGCAGCCAATGCCGCCTCCATGCGCTCCAGCACCAGGTCATTGGCGTGATCCGCGATATCAGCCATTGGCCACCTCCCCGCGTTCGGCGCCCTTGGTGGTCTGGTGGACGTAGCGGGCACGCTCGTAGAGGCCGACCGCCGCGCGGATGATGCTCATCGCCAGCTTTTGGGTTTCGGCCAGCTCGGCCGCGTCAATGCGGCCGTCCTCGATATGGCGCGCGATGGTGGTGGCCGCGTTGGCCGACGTGTGCAGGATCTCGCCGGCGCCGGCAATCAGGCTGGCCGGCACATCCTCGAACTGAAGCGGAGAAACGAAGAACCACAGGCTGTCGCCAAGCTCGGCATGCAGCGCGTCGAGCACCACCGCCCGCCCCTCGGCCGACACGTACCGCAGGAAGTCGAGCACGTCGTAGATGTTGAGGATGTGGCTGGTGTGGCTGGGGTCGAACTTGTGGGAAGTGGTGGAGACGCTTCGGCCTGTGGAGTGAGCGAAGCCAGTGATGCCACCGTGGCACATGCGTTGATTGCGGGCGACGAGGTTGAGCGCTTCGCCCAGGGGGAGTACCTCGCGGCCCATACGATCGAACTGATCCGCGAACGAGGGTCGGGACATGGCAATTATTCCTGTTTACTGCCAGTGCCACGACGCCACCAACCTTGTTACAGTAGGCGCCGTGGTCACATTGCATGGTGGTCACAAGGCAGATGGCCGATCTGTGGTGGAAACGCCATCTGCCGCCTTGGCCAGGTGATCGGCTTCCCTGATCACCTGGCCATTGCAGCCTGTCGCTCTGTGGTGGAGCGGCTGGCAACCCCAAGGCATCCGTGCCTTGGTTCGGGATGGCAGGGCAGGTCAGGCTTGGGCATGCAGTACGTCCAACCTGATCAGCCTTGCCGGCCCACCCTCGGTGGTGGCGAGGGGTTTGTCTCATGAGCCGACGCTGCTAAGCAGCTATCGGCCAAATCGTTTCTGCCGTTGGCACGCCGAAGTGCTGGAGCACCTCAGCCAAACTCACTTTTCCTTCGCTTTCTCTAGCCAAAGCCCGCAGCAAGCGAAAGCGTGGATCTTTCCGGGCGTACAGAACATGAATCCTCATGTAACCCACCGTCACTCCACAGCGCTCGGCATAGCGTTCCAGCGGGTTACCTGAAGCCTCCTTCGGACGGTCAATCTCCCTGATGTATGCAGCTAGCTCCATGATTGGATACCTCCGAGGTAAATCATATATCCAACAGGTATACGTGACAACCCCCATGGTTGTTTACCTGTTGGGTAGCTATCCTGTGGAATACATCCATGGATGACATCTCTAACATTCGCTATTCCAACCTACAGGTCGTCATGCGGCTGAAGGGCCTAAACCAGGCAGATTTCAGCCGCGCGATAGACCGACAACCTGGGCAAGTCAATCAGTTTGCAGGCCCCAACCCGACAAAGAACATTGGCTCCAAGCTGGCTCGCCACATTGAGCAGGCGCTGGAGCTTCCTCAGTTCTCTCTGGACAACTCGCGCGCCTTCGCTGAAGACGGAGATCGTCAAAGCAATGTGGTTAAACTCCCGAGGAAAGACGGCGGCCCACTGGTGCTTGAGCCAATCGCACCTTGGGATAGCGACACTCCACTGGAAGACGATGAGGTTGCGTTGCCGTTGTACAAGGAAGTAGAGATTTCGGCCGGCACGGGTAAAACCGCCGTGCAACCCCTTGAAGGGCGGCTACTTCGTTTCTCTCTGGCCACACTCAGGGTCTGTGGAGTCGATCCAGCAAATGCCATTTGCGCCACAGCCAGTGGGCACAGCATGTCACCGCTGATTCTGCATGGAGCGACGATTGGAATAGACCGCGGAATGACCAAAGTCGTTGATGGTGAAATTTACGCCCTAGAGCACGACGGCGAGTTGCGCGTTAAATTCGTGCTTCGACTGCCAGGTACAGGCTATCGGTTACGCAGCTACAACCAGCAGGAATTTCAAGACGAAGATTACACGTTTGAAGAGTTTATAGAGCAGCGAATCACCATCATTGGCCGTGTCTTCTGGTGGTCAACGGTCCGCCCGCTCAAGGGGTCTCTCCCCATAATTTGAGCATTCAGAAAGGCATAAAGGGCGCCCGATTCTCGGCGCCCTTTTTAGTGCTCAAGGAAAAATACATATACCCGCAGGGTTGACAATATACCCATCAGGTATACCATCACCTCGACTCACCACCACAGAGACGAGGTAACACCATGCAACGTTCCGCCACGGTACACGTCCACCCGGCCTGTACTTCCTCCCCCCAACAGATCCAACGCCTCCAGGCCGACACTGGCTGCCTAGTCGTCATCGTCAACGGCAAAGCCCAGCTTGTCGCAACCAAGCGCACCTTGGGCCGCCGCTACGCGGTAGCCACCTCCCCGTTCGGAGGTGACGCGGCATGACTCTCCCCATCCAGTACGCCTTCGAAGGCACCCACGTGCGAATCGCCATGATCAACGGCGAGCCATGGTTCGTTGCTGCCGACGTGCTTGCCAGCCTGGCGCTCGACCGCAAAGCACTTGAGCGCATCGACGATGACGAAAAGGGGGTGAATTCAATTCACACCCCTGGCGGCATCCAGCAGATGACAACAGTAAACGAGCCCGGTCTCTATTCGCTGATCCTTGGCAGCCGCAAGCCCGAAGCCAAGCGCTTCAAGCGCTGGGTGACCCACGAAGTGCTCCCTGCTATTCGCCAACACGGCGCCTATAGCCCGTCCCCAATTGAGCAAGACCAAAGAGACACCGCCGCGTCGGTAGCCAGCAACATCGACCCCGACGCGCTGGTTAGCGCTGGAAGGGTATTCAACACTCTCTTCCGCACAGCTCGACATATGGGCATGACCCGCCAAATCGCCGCCGGCCGGGCCAGTGAAGCCGCCCAACGCTCCACCGGAGTTGATCTAATCACCGAGCTTGCTCCCAGCACCTGGCTGAACAGCAGCGAACTATCGAAGCTCCCACTTCGCGTTCCTCGCGATAACACTGGACTCCAGCAGCGTATCCATAGCCATTTGGAGGCGCACGGCTGGCCCCAAGCATTCACTGGTCAACAACTGATAGAGGAGCTTGGCCTAGTTGACGACAGAGCCAATCAATCAGCAGTCGGGAAGTGCCTGTCGGCGCTGAATTACCGTCGCACCCGGCTTTCGACGCAAGGCCGCCCCTGGGTCTACACCCGTCCGACCGCGTTAAAAGGAGGGGATTTGGCATGAGTGGCTATCGTCTCCGGCAGCAATCGTTCATCCGACTGCAAGCCCAGCTCAACCTGACCGGCAAGTTCCACCTGACACTCGAAGACGCGAAAGCCCAGGCTGTCATCTACGGCTCGATCACCACCGAACGCACCGACACCAGTGTTCGCATCGATCTCCGCATGGGCGACCAGCACCACAGCCTCACCCTGCCTTCCCGCAGCAGGAACAACGCCACCACCGTGGCGCAGTGGCTGGAAGGGATCGCAAACGGCCTGATCGAGACAGCCGAGTTCAAACCTACCCGCCGCTGGCGGGCGGCCGCTTGAGGTGCAGCGATGAAAGACTTGTCCCTGCACCAGGCCGCGCAGCGCCTCGGCATGAGCCGCCCCGAGCTGATCAATCGCATGAAGGCGGCCGGTCTACTCGACAGCCGCAACCTTCCAGCCGCTCCGGTCCGCGACCGCCTCTACCTGCGCGCAAAGGAAACATCCTGGCACCACCCCGAACTCGGCATGCAGTACAGCCACTCGACGAAAGTGCGCCCGGCCGGAGTGGCATGGCTGGCCGCCCAGCTCGGCATCCCACGCGTCTGCCCGCCGGCGGTCCGGGACCGCCGCGAGGTTGGCTGACGAACCCCGGCCCCGCGAGTACGCCCGCCAGATCGTCGCCCTTCGAACCATCGAGGAACGCAGGGCGGCCCTGGAGCGGGTGCCGGAACACCTTCGGGAACTTGTACGAACCCACGTAGAGATCGCCTGGAACCATCCCAAAGGAGGCAAGGCATGAACCAATCAACTATCACCGCCGCTCAGGCGACGCGGCTGGCAGCAATGGTGCTTAAGCTGGCAACAACAGCCCGGACGTCGGATCGGCCCAGCGATATTGAAGCCGCAGATCATCAGGCACGCGGCGCAACGCTATTCGCGATGACGGCCGGAATCATCGACGGCGACGCATACCTTGCACTCTGCAATCTCTCAACATATGCGCGCTATCAGCGATCAACCGAACTCATCTTCGACCAGCCGCTGTACACCGGCGCGGACCGCGCCAGGGCTCGCCACTCCGCTGCTCTACGGGCTGCCGTATGAGCACTCCGCATGACAACCAACCCGAGCTTCGCCTAACTCCGGCTCCGCGCCCGGAGACGGTGGAACTCCTCTACCGCACCTTCGGCGACGTGCTGATCCCGCTGGAGCAACTGCGCACCAGGTACTTCAGGAACCTCAACGAAGACAGCTTCAGCCTGGCCATCAAGGCCAAGCGGATAGCCCTCCCGTTGACCACCTTGGACCCCAGCCGCAAGGCGCCTTTGTTTGTTGACGTGCGCCACCTTGCGGCCCTGATCGACTCCCGAGCCTGGCAGGCCGACGAGGCATATGCCCGACAACGGGACGACTAACAACCACCACCAGGGTCGCGCTGGCCCAAAGCGAGGAAGACATGATCTGGAGAAAAGAAGGCCCCCAGGCCTACCCCGAACTGGCCGAAGCTCAACGCCTACAGGACGAAGCAAGGGCCGAGCAAATCCGCCTGATGAAAGAGACATTCCCCGAAGGAACCCGGGTACTGATTCGGCACGACCGCGGGGAATACACGGGAACAGTCAAGCGCACCGACCAGTACCGCGTCTACGTGATCAACGACACAAGCGGGAAAACCAGCAGCGCCTATCCCCTGCTCGACACTCGCGGAAAGCTTTCGGTCGAGATCATCGACTGATCAACCATCCGCCCTGACGGGCACCACCGGCCGCCACCACCGGCCATCCACCACCAATGGAGAAACCACCATGCATACCCAACACATCATTCTCGCGGTCACCACCCTCGCCGCGCTGCTGATCCTGATCTCCACCGCCTACCTTGCCGGGCGCAAGGACAGAAAGAACGCGCAACAGCAGGCGGTCGACGAGGCGCTCTATCTCTGCCGCGTCTCGCACAGCCAGGAACTGACTGCGCTGCATACCGACCTGATCAAGCTGCGCACCAATGCCCAGCGCCTGCAACAGGTCATCGATGAGCAGCAGGAAGAGATCAGCGAACAGAAGGGGCTTCTGCAAACAGCCGAAGCCGAGGCTTCCGAGAAAGAAGCCGAGTTCGTGAGGGCTTATGTGGACCTGTCGAATACGGTCAAGCGGCTCAAGGCCGAGGCCTTGACGGACCAAGAGCAAGACGCCATCCGCACCGCCAGTCGCCTCCTCAGCGGCCACGCTCGACAGTTCCAAAAGACCGGCACCACCAAGCGCAACGCAGACGCCGAGGCCCAACAGCAGCTCGCCGCGATCCTCCAGCGGCTCGCCATCACGAGATTGGCCAGCCAGAGCGCAGACGCCGAAGCGCAGGAGGCGGCATGAACTACTCCAACCTCTCCGCTTCCGACCTGCTGAAGCACCGCAGCCACCACGTCGACAGCCTGACCCGCCTGCGCCGCGCCCGGCCGCAGTGGGACGAGGACGCCGCTCGACGCGCGGAAATCACGATGACCGATATCAGCGACCAGATCCGGGAGATCGACGAGATCCTGCGCCCCAGCGGCTGGGAATCGGTCGACCTCGACTACTCCGGCGACACCGCGCCGATGTGCATGTGAGGCCGACCATGAACCGGATACTCGATATTCTGATTCCCCGCTTCATCACCGAGCGGGTGGCGCTGATCGACGCAAACGGCCAACTCGAAATCGCCTGCGCCCTCTCCAACGTGCGGCCGAACGAGCGGTTCGATGGGATCGCCACCATCCGATCCTTCAACCTGGCGGGCTTCGCCTTGTTCCCCAGGATGGTGGACGGCCCCCACCCATGGCCAGTGCAACTCCATCCGAGCAACAAGGACTCGGCGGATGTGATCAATCTCCCGCCCTGCCCCTGGTGCGAGGGCCCTCCAGTCGTGCTGGTCGCTCGCACGTTCTCACCCTTCGGAACGGTCCGGGAAATGACGACCTACGGCTGCGAGGGCCTGGACGTCGACGCCTATGTGTTCTGCCACGAATGCGGCTGCGAAGGCCCGAAGTGCGAAGACGTGATCTTCAACGCCGAAGACTTCCGCCGCGTGGAACGCGAAGGCGCCCGCCTCTGGTCTGAGCGGACCAGCAGGAACCGGTATCTATTCGACTCGAACGCGGCCGATGGCCACTGCGTCTACCCGAGGAGCGCCCAATGACCGCCCCTATCCCGGCTGGCTGCGTAGCAGCACTCCGCCAGGGCGCCGCCCTGGCACACGCCACCAACAGCACCCAAGCCCCGGCCGCGCAGAAGCGCGGCGGCGGCCTGGCACGTCGCATCCAACTGATCGCCATCGCCCAGGGCCGCCAACCGATGCCCGAGGGTGGCGCTATAGAAAGCCACTGCTGCGCAGCAGCAGGCATATTCCAATCCGACCCTCAGCACACGCCGAAGGCACACATACCCCACGAAAGGCTGCGCCGGGGCGCGAAGCACATAGCCACGCTTCGCTTAATGACTCGCTCGCCCGCGCAGCTTGTCGAGGGGGGAAAGCGCCCACCGAAGCCCACCGATAACGCACTGATCCGCACTCTGTGCGCGCAGATCCGCGAGCAGAACCAAGAGATCGCTGCGCTGCGCATCGCGAACACCGACCTCCTCCAGCGGCTGGAGAAAGCCGAAGGGGGACGGGCATGAGCAGCTTCCAGCAGCACCTCCACCAGGCAGCCCAACAGCGCGCCCTCCCGTTCCAGAAAGAGCTTTATGTCGACCTCTTCGCCGGTGCCGGCGGCGCAAGCAGCGGGGGCGCTCGCGTCTATCGAGATCCAGACATTGCGATCAACCACAACCCCATTGCCATTGCCGTTCACCGAGCCAATCACCCGAACACACTCCACTTCAGGACAGACGTTTTCGAGGTAGATCCGCTAGAGGCAACCGGCGGGCAACCCGTGGGCATTCTGTGGGCCTCGCCCGATTGCCGCCACTTCAGCAAGGCCAAGGGCGGCGCGCCTCGCAGCAAGCGGGTCCGCTCCCTCGCCTGGGTCGTGGTCCGCTGGGTACACGCGACGCGCCCACGTATGTTCTTCCTTGAGAATGTGGAGGAGTTCCAAGACTGGGGACCGCTCGACGAATCCGGCAAACCGATCAAGAGCGAGGCTGGCCGCACGTTTAGGGCATTCATCGCTTGCCTGACCACTGGCTTGGCCGAGGACCACCCGGACATGTCCGAGATACTCGACGCAATCGGGCTGTGGGTTCCCAAGCAAGCACTGGTGCGCGGCCTGGGCTGTGATGTTCAGTGGCGTGAACGCCGAGCAGCCAACGCCGGCGCCCCGACAATTCGCAAACGCCTGTTCATGATCGGCCGCACCGACGGACGCCCCATCGTCTGGACCTCCCCGAAACGTCACCAGACTCCGCAGCCGGGTCAGCTACCTTGGCGCTCTGCCGCTGAGTGCATCGACTGGAGCGACCTGGGCACCAGCCTGTTTGACCGCGCGCGACCACTGGTGGACAACACCTGCCGCAGGGTGGCCAAGGGGTTCTGGAGGCACACCGTCATGGCCGACCAGCCCTACCTTGTCCCGATGGATGCTCAACACCTGGCGGCGGCCAGTCTCACGGAGTTCGCCAACGCGAGCAACCAACGCACCTTCAGTGTGGCCGAGCCCCTGCGGACGCAAGTCGCCCAGGTCAAGGGCGGACACTTCGCACTGTCCGCCGCAACGCTGGTGGAGATCGGCTACGGCGAGCGAGCCGGACAAGCTCCCCGCGCCCCCGGTTTGGCCAAGCCTCTAGGCACCGTCGTGGCGAGCGGTCAAAAGCACGCACTGGTCACCGCAGCGATGGTGACGCTGCGCAAGGGCTCTGTAGGCAATGGGCTCCTTCAGCCGATGAACGCCATTACCACCGGAAGCGGGCACCACGCCATCGCTGCATGCCACTTCGAGCAGGCCAACGGAGGGTTCTATACCGGTGACGGCCGGGCTGCCGATGCGCCGCTCAGTACGATCCTGGGGCGCGGAACGAATCAACGCCTGGCTACTGCGTACCTGGTGAAATACTACGGCACTGGGCACAACTGCCAGGACTTACGCGAGCCCATGCATACGCTTCCCACCAGAGAGCGCATGGCACTGGTTACGGTGACCAAGGTTCCTGCCAGCATCCTGCCGCCCGAGCTGCTGGAACGCGCAAAGCGGTGCGCGGAGTTCCTACGCAAGTATCTGCCGGAGCACTTCAGCGAGCCCGCCGACGTGGTGCTACTGGGGGACTATGCCCTGGTCGACTTCACCCTGCGCATGCTCAAGGCACCGGAGCTGAAGATGGCGCAGGGCTTCAGCCCCGATTACATCATCGATCGCGGCTTGTTCGAGACCGCCGATGGCCAACTCGAATGGCGCCCCATCAACAACACCGAACAGATCCGCCTCATCGGCAACAGTGTTTGCCCGGATGAAGCGGAAGACCTCATCGCCGCCAACGCCGCGGACCTGATCGACCTTTACCAACGGGAGGCAGCATGAGCCAGAAGACCCAACCCGACAGCATGCCCGACGCCGAGGCGGTCGACCTTCCAGAGTTCAGCGTGGAGCACTCCACCGAGTTTCTGACCGGTTCCGCACCATGCGCCGGCGTATCCCGGCCACTGCCCGCCGCCTGGCTCGGGCAGCGCGGCATCTACCGCTCCAGACTCGAAGCCGTCTGCAACGGCGAGCAGTTGGTGGACCCGCTGACGCTGAGGGAGTTGATCCAGCACGCCTGGCGCTACCTCTACCTTACCCGTCGCGCCGGCCTGGGGCTAAAGCCAGCTCGACAGTCGCTGACCAGCACCACCAAGACGCCGGAAGCCACCGACGCCGCGGTTGATCAGATGATTGCAGAAGAACAAGGAGCAAGGGCATGACCGAGCAACGCACATTAACCATCCGGGCATGCGACCAACACGGCGACATTCGCCAGGATCTCACCCAGCAGGCAGAGGCGGAGCGGCCGGAGGCGGTGGCCTTCGTCAAGCTGAGGGATGGGAAGCGTTGGCGATTGTATTGGGAAGATGAATTTCTTTCCGGCGACGAAATAGAAGCGCTGATGACCGTCGCCCAGCATGAGCGCATCGTCAAAGCCTGGATCGAGCGCTGGAAGGCATACATCGAACTCAGCGCGAAGATCGCTGCTCAGCGCGACGCCGCCCAAGCCGAAGTCGAAGCACTGCGGGCGGAGCTTCAATCTCAGCGAGAGCGCAACACCGAACTGATCTTCAAGCTCGGTAGCGCAACGAACGGCTGGGGGCGCTGCGAAAAAGAGCGAGACGCCGCCCAGGCCAGGTGCGCGGAGCTGAAAGCCGAACTGGCTATGGCAAACGACGCGGCCGCAAAAGGCGATGCTGCGCGCCATCAGTGCGCTGGAATGGAAATGGAGATTAAGGAACTGCGAGGAGCTGCCGAACACTGGGAAGCTGAATCCAGGGCGCTCCAGAAACTGCTCGACGCCGCCCTGGCCAAGCTGGCCGAACTGGAAAAGCAGGAGCCGGTAGCGGCTGTCTCGGAAGAGACATTCAGCGCTAACGGAACGAGTGACATCATCACTCGCAACCTGCCCATCGGAACGACGCTCTACGCCGCCCCTGTAGCCCCGGCTCAGCACAGCGTGCCTCAAGCATGGCTCGACGTACAGGCAGAGCGCCGCCGGCAGATCACCGCCGAGGGATGGACGCCGGAGCACGACGACGAGCACAGCCACGGCCAGATGGCTCGCGCCGCCGCCTGCTACGCCGTGGCCGGCTCCAGCGCTCCGAACGATGGAACCGCCGCCCTGCTGGTGTCGCTGGCATGGCCCGGGGATGAACAGTGGTGGAAGCCAACCACCACGCGACGCGATCTGGTCAAGGCCTGCGCCCTCGGGCTGGCCGAGATCGAGCGCCTGGACCGAGCCGCCGCGCCCGGCAAGGAGGTAGGTCATGAGTGAAGCATGCAGCCAGTACAAGGGCGGTCGATGCAAAAGCGGGTTTCCGCGTCTGCACCCTGTTTGCTGGGGAGGGAATCCAGGGTGCCCGCACTGCGGGAAGGTAAGCACAGCGCCGATGTGCATGCAGGAGGAAATTCCGAAACACCTGACGCGGGATGACGGGCTTCCAACTGGCTGGCCGGTAGCGAAGGGGGAATGATCATGACGAGGAATATCGAAACCCGCGAAGGCTATGAGCTCTGGGACCGCCTGTGCCGCCTTCAGCGCTACAGCTTCTTCCTGGGCAACGGACCTTCCGTGCGGAGGATTGAAGACAGAACCGGAAACTGGATCGAGGTCCATGACGCTCAGTCTGTGATGGACGATGCCCAGTCGGAGATCAACGAACTTCGCGAGCATAAGGCTGCACTAGAAGCCGAGACCCAGGCGCTCAGGGAGGAAGTTGCGCGCGGAAACCGGATCATCTGCGCCATGGCGCTGGACCTTGCTGCCGTTGGCGAGGCGCTGGGAATCCCCGCAGAGCAACAGGAAGGTGGCGCCGGTGAGATCATCGAAGCCATTCAAGCGCTTCAGGAAGAGCTGGGCCGGGGAGGGCCACGCGATGCGTAGAGCGCTGACCGCCCTCGGACTGATCGCCACCCTGGGCCTGGCCGCAGTGTTCGCAGCGGAGGTATTCCCGATCCTCCGCACGCTGGCGGCATGGCAAGTGGGGTGCCACTGATGAGCGAAATGTACCCAAACCCCGAAATGCCGAATGCCATCATCAGCGCCAACTCTAGCAGCGGTTTCGTCGCCACAACCCGCGACGGCAAGCCGCTACGCATGGCTCTAGTGGACGAAGAAGGCAACATCATCGAAGCGGGCGACCCGGTACGCTGGGCAGCCTGGCGGGTCTGCACCGAGACGCTAGAGAACCTCTGGCAGTGTGAGGGCTGGCTAGTAGTCCACAGCAGCCCTCCAGGCGACCCCGAGGTGATCAGCCGCTTGATCAAGGCCGCCGCGTAGTTGGCCGGTCGGCCCCCTCCTTCCAGACTCCCGTCCGCCGGTCAACGCGAATCCAGCGCGTTTGGCCGGCACGGGACTTCATCATGACGTCAATGTACCGCCCCTTCGGGTTCGGTATCACACCACGCATGTACACCACCAGGGTCTCGAAGGTATCCATAACCAGTTGCCGCGCCTGCTCCCTCGCGTCAACATCGGCCATCGATTTTGCCCGCTCCGCCAACTCTGCCCATTTTGACGCCCCAGCCGCAGGGGCTGAAGCGGACTTCGCCACCAACTCCTGCTCCAACGCCCGGACTGCTGATCGACGTCTTTCCAGATCCTCCTCCAACTCGCGCGCCTTGCGTACGAACGCCAACGGCGCCGCACCACTGTCGTCCGCCAACAGCGCATCGGTTACGCGCTCCAACTGGCGCTCGATCTCGGCAACGCCTTTTTGCGCCTCGACCAGGCGCGGCCGCAGATCCTCGCCGGCCGACGTCGGCTCAAGTAGGCGCTGAAGGTTCATCTGGTCAGAACAGTAAGCGAGCACGGCGCGCTCAATCGGTACCGAGCTACAGCCCCCCCCATTACACCCGCCATTCTTGCTGTAGCTAACGCAGTGAAGACGCCGGTGGCCATCCTCAAGCGAGCCGTCAGCCTTCACTCGCTGCATGAGATTCTGTGCTACCAGCGCGGTACCACAGTAGCCACACCGAGTTATGCCGATACCGGTCACGATGCCAACAATCTCGTCCTTTCCTCGACGCCGATAGCGCTGGCCCACCAATGTCTCCAGTTCGGAGAACTCCTCATCGGACAACAGCCGTGGATAGTAGTCCTCCAGCATGAAGTCCTCGCCATCGATGGAGATCCGCTTGGCACCTCGCAATGCGGGCAAACGCACCAACCGATATACCTGCTGCGCCGCAATACCCCAGTCGCTCAGCACCATCCCCTTTTCATGCATCAGGCGAACCAGCCGAGCGGCCCCAATACCGGATCGATATGCATCTAGAGCAAAGCGTACCGCCTCGACTCGCTCGGGAATGAACTGCCAAGAGTCACCGTCCCAGGCCAGCCACTGCGGATCTTTGCCACTCACAATGCGACCACGATAGGAGCCGGCAACCCATGCTTCGCACTGCCGCCGCACTGCGGCCTTCACCCGCTTGCTTTTGGTATCGGACTCCTCGTGCGCCCGAATCATTACCAAGAGCGAATACACAAGGTTCATCGGCTCCGCCTTGAGCCCTTCCCTGTTGTATTCGCGGCCGTCGCTTGCCGTCACGACCGTAATGCCGGCGTTCACGATCTGGCCAAGCTGCGCCTGCGCAAGAAGTGGCTCTGCTCGACTCAGACGGTCCAGTCCCTCAACGATCAAGACAGACCCTGCCGGGATGCGTCCCTCATCGACGGCCCTGAGGAACGCACCCAAGGCGCCCTGCTTTACGTGTGTTTCGTGGTACGCCGAAAGCCCTTCGTCACGCAGAGTCAACGTGGCATCCAGCTCCATACCATGCTTAGAGGCCCAGGCCGAGGCATACGCTAACTGACGGTCGGCGCTACTCCCGGTCGCCTGCCGGGGATCGGAAAACCTCAAATAGCTGTATACTCGCGCGCCGTTTTTTCCCATACCGTGATTCCTGAGGCACCTAAAACTAATGAATTCTCAAAAAGAGCATAAGGCCCCTAGTATAGGATGGGTTTCGTTAGGGTGCCCCAAGGCGCTGGTCGACTCCGAGCGCATCCTCACCCAGCTGCGCATGGAAGGCTATGAGGTCGTTCCGACCTACGAAGACGCCGACGTCGTGGTGGTCAACACCTGCGGTTTCATCGACAGCGCCAAGGCCGAGTCCCTGGAAGTGATCGGCGAAGCCATCGCCGAGAACGGCAAGGTCATCGTCACCGGCTGCATGGGCGTGGAAGAGCACGCGATCCGCGACGTGCATCCAAGCGTGCTGGCGGTCACCGGCCCGCAACAGTACGAGCAGGTGGTTACCGCGGTGCACGAAGTGGTGCCGCCGAAGACCGAACACAACCCGCTGGTCGACCTGGTCCCGCCGCAAGGCGTCAAGCTGACCCCGCGCCACTACGCCTACCTGAAGATTTCCGAAGGCTGCAACCACAGTTGCAGCTTCTGCATCATCCCGTCCATGCGCGGCAAGCTGGTCAGCCGGCCGGTCGGCGACGTGCTGAGCGAGGCCGAGCGCCTGGTCAAGGCCGGGGTCAAGGAACTCCTGGTGATTTCCCAGGACACCAGCGCCTACGGCGTGGACCTGAAGTACAAGACCGACTTCTGGAACGGCCAGCCGGTCAAGACCCGCATGAAGGAACTCTGCGAGGCGCTGAGCAGCATGGGCGTGTGGGTTCGCCTGCACTACGTCTACCCGTACCCCAACGTCGACGACGTGATCCCGCTGATGGCCGCCGGCAAGCTCCTGCCGTACCTCGACATCCCCTTCCAGCACGCCAGCCCGAAGGTGCTCAAGGCCATGAAGCGCCCGGCCTTCGAGGACAAGACCCTGGCCCGGATCAAGCAGTGGCGCGAGATCTGCCCGGAACTGACCATCCGCTCGACCTTCATCGTCGGCTTCCCGGGCGAAACCGAAGAAGACTTCCAGTACCTGCTCGACTGGCTGACGGAAGCCCAGCTCGACCGCGTCGGCTGCTTCCAGTACTCCCCCGTCGAAGGCGCTCCGGCCAACGAGCTGGGCCTGGAGCCGGTGCCGGACGAGGTCAAGCAGGACCGCTGGGAACGCTTCATGGCCCACCAGCAGGCGATTTCCGCCGCTCGCCTGCAGCTCAAGGTGGGCAAGGAAATCGAAGTGCTGATCGACGAAGTCGACGAACAGGGCGCGGTCGGCCGCTCCTGGGCCGACGCTCCGGAAATCGACGGCAACGTGTTCGTCGACAGCGACGAGCTGAAGCCGGGCGACAAGGTCCGCGTGCGCATCACTGATGCCGACGAGTACGACCTCTGGGCCGAGCTGGTCTGAGCCTCCCTGAAGAGCCCCGCCCCGCGGGGCTTTTCATCGCCAACCGTTCCGGAGAGCACGATGCTCAACAACGACGTACTACGCAGCCTGCGCTACCTGCTGGATCTTCCCGATGCACATCTGGCCGAACTGGCCGCCCCGTTCGGCGAGCAAGTCGAAGCGGACCTGCTCGAGGCTTACCTGAAGAAGGAAGACGAAGACGGCTTCCAGGCCTGCCCCGACCGCTACCTGGCGCGCTGCCTGGACGGACTGATCATCCAGCGCCGCGGTCGCGACGAGTCGCGTCCGCTACCGCCGCTGGAGCTGCCGTTGAGCAACAACATGATCCTGAAGAAGCTGCGGGTCGCCTTCGAACTCAAGGAGGAAGACCTCCATGCCATCCTCGACAGCGTCGACTTCCCGGTCTCCAAACCCGAGCTGAGCGCCCTGTTTCGCAAGCCCGGCCACAGCAACTACCGGACCTGCGGCGACCAGTTGCTGCGTAACTTCCTCAAGGGCCTGACCCTGCGCGTCCGTGGCTGAACGCGCGGAGCCACTGCTGGCGGTTCTGCTCCAGGCGCCGCCCTGCGTCGACCCCTGGTTCCTGGAGTGCCGCCAGGATCGCGCCGGCCTGACCATCCTCGTCCGCGACCTCGCCAACCAGCGCACCTGGCGCGTCGACTTCGACGAACTCGAAGGCCTGCGCCAGCTCGACGCTGCCGACCTGCTGGAATTCTGGCCAGCCTGTGCGGCATCCGAGGGTTGGCTGTACCGGGTCGAGCAAGGCGGCTGGCTGGACCAGGAATGCCGTCGCGAGGGCTTCGTCGCCCGCGAGACCAAGGCCGTCGACGAGTATTTCGTCAATGGCGGCGATCGCTGCCTGAGCGTGCTGTCCTGGTCGCCACCGAAGGTTTCCCCGCTGATCTGACCGCCATGAAAAAAGCCGCCCGTGGGCGGCTTCTCGCGTGGCGCTCCGGCTACATCAGGAAGATCGTCGCCAGGCCGAGGAAGATGAAGAAACCGCCGCTGTCGGTCATCGCAGTGATCATCACGCTGGAGCCCATCGCCGGATCGCGTCCGAAACGATGCAGGGTCATCGGGATCAGCACTCCCATCATCGCCGCCAGCAGCAGGTTCAGGGTCATCGCGGCGGTCATCACCACGCCCAGTTCCCAGTTGCCGTAAAGATAGAAGGCCACCACGCCGATCACTCCGCCCCAGGCCAGGCCGTTGACCAGCGCGACGCCAAGCTCCTTGCGCAGCAGGCGGTTGCGACTGTTGCTGGTCGGCTGTACCTGGTCGAGCGCGATGGCGCGGACGATCATGGTGATGGTCTGGTTGCCGGAATTGCCACCGATGCCGGCAACGATCGGCATCAGCGCGGCCAGCGCCACCAGTTTCTCGATGGAGCCTTCGAACAGACCGATCACCCGCGAGGCGACGAAGGCGGTGATCAGGTTGGTGGCCAGCCAGGCCCAGCGGTTGCGCACCGACTTCCAGACCGAGGCGAAGATGTCTTCTTCTTCACGCAGACCGGCCATGTTGAGGACTTCGCTTTCGCTTTCCTCACGGATCAGGTCGACCATCTCGTCGATGGTCAGACGACCGATCAGCTTGCCGCCCTTGTCCACCACCGGCGCGGAAATCAGGTCGTAACGCTCGAATGCCTGGGCGGCGTCGTAGCCGTCCTCGTCCGGGTGGAAGGTCACCGGGTCAGTGGCCATGACTTCCAGCACTTGCTTGTCCGGATCGTTGACCAGCAGGCGCTTGATCGGCAGCACGCCCTTGAGCACGCCGTCGTAGTCGACCACGAACAGTTTGTCGGTATGCCCGGGCAGTTCCTTCAGGCGGCGCAGGTAGCGCAGCACCACTTCCAGGCTGACGTCCTCGCGGATGGTGACCATCTCGAAGTCCATCAGCGCGCCGACCTGGTCCTCCTCGTAGGACAGCGCCGAACGCACTCGCTCGCGCTGCTGCGCGTCGAGGCTTTCCATCAGTTCGTGGACCACGTCGCGCGGCAGTTCCGGCGCCAGGTCGGCGAGTTCGTCGGCGTCCAGGTCCTTGGTCGCGGCGATGATCTCGTGGTCGTCCATGTCCGCGATCAGGGTTTCCCGGACCGCGTCGGAGACTTCGAGGAGGATGTCGCCGTCGTCCTCGGACTTGACCAGTTGCCAGACCGTCAGGCGGTCGTCCAGCGGCAGCGATTCGAGGATGTGGGCGATGTCGGCGGGGTGCAGTTCCTCCAGCTTGCGCTGGAGTTCTACGAGATTCTGCCGGTGGACGAGGTTTTCCACCCGGTCATGGTGCTGGCCTTCCTGACGATGGGTCAGGTCCTCCACCACCTTGTGGCGATGCAGCAGCTCGACCACCTGCGCTAGGCGGTCCTGCAGGCTTTCCTGCGGCTTCTTGGCTTCTACTTCGGTCATAGCGCGCTCCACCCCCAGTAGCGGAGCACGCCAAAGGGGTCAATCAGAAACGTGATTGGTCAAACGGGAAACTGTTCGAGTTTCTACTGGGTAAGTCCATGGGGGTGTTCCAAGGGCCCTCTCGGGGCAGATACGGATAATGATAACACTCCGCTTGCGTTTTGCGCGTTACAAAATGGCGGCAAGAACAAGCGCTTGCGGCACAAAGTTCATCGTCACTCGACGCCTGACTGCGACGCCGGAAATTTCACTCAGGACACTCGGCCCCGCGGAAAAAGGCAACGCGTTAGCCTGCACTCACCCTTATCCGACCCGGAGTGCCGGCCATGCGTTCCCTGTCCCTCCTTCTCCTCCTCTCGCTGGCGTCCACCTGCGAGGCCGCTGCGGTATTCCGCTGCGAAGACGCCAGCGGCCATGTCAGCTTCACCCAACTCGGTTGCCCCGCCGGGCAGGCCGGCGAGACCGTCGTGGCGGACAACCCGCCGCCGGGAGGCAGGAGCGTCACGCCGATGGCCGAGACGAAGACGAAAAAGGCGTCCATTGGCCGGAAAAACGTGCCGCTCGCGGTGATCGGAGAAAGAGAAGATCGCTGCGGAAGACGCCTGGACGAGAAGGAACGCCGCAAGGCGATCGTGGAGCAGCGAATAATGACGGGAATGACCCGCTCCGATGTGGAGCGGGCGCTGGGCAAGCCGGACCGGGTCAGCGGGAACAATGCGGAGGTGCGTTATCAGTACAAGGCCGACAAGCGACGGGGAGCGAGAAGCGTGAGCTTCGATCAGGAGGGATGCGTGAAGGGAAAGGGAAGGTACCGGGTGGAGCGAGTCGATCCCGGGAGCTAAGGCCGGGCCGACCTCATACCGATGAAAGCAGGACCGGCATCGCCTTTAGCGTGCCGGGCAGGGTGTCGCCCTGCCCGCATGGAAAAGACGGACGACAGTCTTCAGCAGCCTACCGCCTACCCGCCGCGCACGCCTCTGGCTGGCGGTTATGGTCAGGCTCAATCCTCTTTCTGCGGTTCGCCGGGCAACAACGCGCGTGATGAACAGACCGCGATACAGGTGGAATCCCGTCTGCACGTCCACCGTTTCGGAAGCGCCTTGCAGTGAAGTCAAGGCAGCGATGCCCTTGCGCACACGGTACTCGTTCAACGCGCGGCTGCCTCCCTCCATCGGCAGCAAGGAGGGCAACGGCTCGTCAGCGGGCGCATGGTCGACAATGCTGCCGACGATGGTGATGAGCTTGTCGCCGCGCGCGCTGACGGCAGCCTCTTGCCCCGTCTCGACGACACTCCCGGCAGCCTGCGCGAGGTTTTCGGAAATCACCGCATCCAGGCGAACGATGCCGACGCGACGACTGATCAACATGACCATGGATCTCTCCTCTATGTATGGATGGCATCGCTACGATGCATCGCAACGACCTCTAGTAAGCCGTTCCACCCGTCCCCCCGGAGGCCTGCCCGGAAGCGGTGCGCTCGAGGTCGACGAGCAGCACGTGTTCGTGAGCGAGAACAAGGTCGAAACGAGCCTGTCCCAGCGCCTGGCCATCCTGCACGACGGACAGGTTTTCGATGGGCGTCAGGCGCAGCAGGCTGGCCTTCAGCACGCGCAGGCGCTCGCCGGCATTGCCTGACTGCAGCAGGCAGCGGGCATCCTGCAGGTACTGGTGCGCCTCGGGACCATGCCAGGTCAGGCGAAAGATGCTCTCGCAACTGGCCAGCAGGGACTCCTGCTCGCCACTGGCGGAAAACTCCCGCCGCACCTTGCCAAGCAGGCTCGAGGACTCCAGGCGCAAGGTCATGAAGGGGATGGCCGGCGGGGCCAGCAGTTGATCGGCATCGACGACGCTGCCGGCGGGCAGGCCGAACAACTGCCGCAACGTTTCGCGCAGGGCGGCGTGATCCAGGCGCACGGTTGCACTGGACATGGCGAACTCCTTTTTCAGGATGGATGGATGACGGACAGGCACCGACGCGGCGGATACAACCGCCGGCCAGGCCGGAGCGAAGTACGTTCGTTCAATGCAGGCGCAGGACCCGCGCCAGGTTGCCGCGCGCCTGCAACAGCAGGACCAGCAGCACCAGCAGTACCCCGAGCATCCACGGCGAGAGGTGCTCGGCGCGATACAGCCCGGCCACTATTCCCAGCGCCTGGCAGCCGGTGCACAACGCCAGCAGGTAGGCGCACAGGGAAACGCCGGGGCGGAAACGCGCGCCGGCGCGGCGATAGGTGATCAGGCGCATGCAGATCGCCGAGCAGACCAGCACGGTCAGGGTGGACAGCGGATCAACCATCGGACTTGCCTCCCCGGCGGCGCAACAGCCCGCGCATCCAGTTGGGCAGTTCACCGCCACGCATCCACTCGAGCATGCCGATGCCGCCGGTCACGCACAGGGTCGCGGCGACGAAGGCGGCCATGCCGCTGGTCTGGGTCAACCCGCGGCCGAGCGCCTCGATTCCGGCGTAATAGCCGCCGACCCAGGACACCAGCAGGTAGCCGAGGCGGGTCAGGGCGTTGTAGTCACGGGCGAACACGACAAAGAAGATGGCGCCGCCGAAGCCTCCCAGCAAGGCGTTGCCATCGATACCCGGCAGGTACATGGCCAGGCCGACGCCAGCCATTGCGCTGGCGGCGGAGGCCGCAGAGCTTGGCTCGGACATGGATGACTCCCGGAAATGCAAAGGCCCGCAGAAAAGGCGGGCCCGGAACGGCCGAAGCCCGCATCGGCGGGCTTCGGCCAGAGGAATTTCAATCGTGGAGAATTTATACCTTTATCGTCCCATAGCGTCAATATGGGAAAACCCGTTTTCATACAGAAATTTTTTTAGCGCTCGCCCACGATCCCCACCTCCGCCATCGGCTCCTCCAGCCGCTGCAAGGCCTGGCGCAGCAAAGCGACGACCCGCTCGCGCCATTCCTTGTCCCAGCGATGCAGGGTGCTCTTCGACAGCCCGCTGAGTCGCTCGATCTCGCGGATGCTCGACGGCGGACGACGGAACATGCGCATCAGCAAGGCCAGGGTTGCCCGCTGCTCGATCAGGTCGGCCCCGGGCTTCAGCCAGTCGCGCAAAGCCGCCAGGCCAAGGACGAAATCCCGCCCGCGGGCGAACTCGGCCCGCACCACCGCCAGCTCCAGTGGGTGCGCAGCCAGCTGGCGCTGGGCGAAACGCACGGTCATCACCGCCTGGGCCTGCCATTCGTGCGGACTCAAACCGCTGGGCAGGTGTTCGATGAAGCTGCGATCGAAGCGCTCGCGCAGGCCATCGATCACCATCGCCGTCGACGACTTCGGTCCCGGCTGGTGCTCGAACATCCAGTAGGCCACGGCCAGCGCCTGCTCGGTACTTTGAAACATGGTATTCCCTCCTTGGCCGGCCCACCTGGCTGGCCGCTCGCATTAGCCACCCGCAGTGGCTGTGTTGGGCCGCCGTCCTACCCGAGGCGAGTAGGAAAGCGCTGAAATTATGGTAATACCCATATACGGACGCTTGCAATGCCACAGGCACACCCTTAGTCTTGCCCCCTATGGAACTCAAAGATCGCATCAAGGCGGCGCGCAAGCACGCCCATCTCAGCCAGGTCCAGCTTGCCCAGGCGGTAGGCATGACCCAGACCTCCATTTCCGATCTGGAGCGCGGCAAGTCCCGCGCCACCAGCTTCGTCGCGCAGATCGCCGGCGCCTGCGGCGTCAACCCCCTGTGGCTGGCGGAAGGTCGCGGCGAGATGCTCGCCGAGCGCGGCCAGGCGAACGCAGGACCCAATGCCAGTTGGCTTGGCGCAGTAGAGTCATGGGACGACGAAACGCCCCTGGATGCCGACGAGATCGAACTGCCCTTCTACAAGGAGATCGAGCTGTCCGGCGGCAAGGGCAGCACGGTGATCCTGCAGACCGGCGGGCGCAAGCTGCGCTTCGGCAAGTACACCCTGCGCAAGAAGAACATCGATCCGGCCAGTGCCGCCTGCGTCACGGTCAGCGGCAACAGCATGGAGCCGGTGCTGCCGGACGGCAGCACGGTAGGCGTGGACACTAGCGCGCGGACGATCAAGGACGGCGACATGTACGCCTTCGACCACGACGGCCAACTGCGCGTGAAACTGCTCTACCGCCTTCCGGGCGGCGGCCTGCGCATTCGCAGCTTCAACAGCGACGAGCACCCGGACGAGCGCTACGAGCCCCAGGAAGCCGCCGAGCACATCAACGTGATCGGCCGGGTGTTCTGGTACTCGGTGCTGGTCTGA